CTAACGGTAGCCAGTCACCAGACCAACCGTCAGACAACGACGAACGCAATTTCGAGCTAATCCCGCAGGACTTAAGAGCGGATATAAGCATATCGATCTTGCTGACAAAAGGACTCTCATCGTGAAATGAAAACCAATCATCAACTCGAGGACACACGACATCCGGGTCAAGCAAACCAACCTCCTTAACGTTAAGCCAATATTTTTTCTCCAGGATAGACAGTACCATCTCTTCCTGAGGAGCTTTACGTCTCAAAAGTGATCGCCATGTTCTCTTGCAAGGTACGACACTGATCTTTTCTTTCTTCTTCCTTTTGTCTTCTGCTTTTTTTATATTCAGTGCAATTCCCCGCGACCTTAATCGCCTTACCTCATCCCTAATAGTAGAAAGCTCTTCCTCCCTTTGAAGATCGTAACCCGAAGGTTTCTTCACAACAGGGAAAAGATTATCAACCTGAGCTTTACTTCTGGAAGGACCAGAGAACAAGGCTTTCCGAATCTTCTTGTCTTTGCGGCAAGCTGCCACGTGAGGATACGGAAGTGTCTCCAAATGCTTTTCCTCCTGAAGAGAAAGAAGTTTTGCGTTGGCCTTGACAATTCGTACAAAACCGGGGACGGTCCTAGAAGCCTCGAATGCAAGTCCGAGGACATCTTCCGTTTCCGGTTTCATATAAATCGCCGAAGCATTTGTCTTCTTCTCTTTCATCTGACCACCACTAGAGAAGAGAGTTGAGTTAATCTCAGCAAGTTCTGACGAGACCATACTCTTCTCTTCATTCACGGACAAACCAATCTCTGTACCGTTGCGTACCACGGCAGATCGGAGATCGGTCCTTTCTCTCGGTTCTCGGATGAGGAGATCATCCCCATTAATCTTACACCTGTGAGAAGACCACTCAGCGAAACTAATCTTGCGCGCAAGATAAAGATCAGTAAGAGACATATCCACACAGGTCTTATTAATGAGGCAAAGCAAAGGGAAACTCATCACACTTCCCATAGGCTGTCCCCGGTTGAAATCCTGATACCCCTCCGGGTAGTCAGCACCAAGAATTTCCGTCTCCAGGTCAAAAAGACGTAAATCGCCGAGGACCCGTAGACATCTGGCCTGCTCGAAATCCAGATCGACTGCGGTGTCTATCAGTTCTTCAATGGCAGTCTGAACGTAGACTTTCTTTATTGAATCAGTGGCAGCAGTGTAATCAAAACTGTTAAAAGGACCACTACCATTCAATGAAGTGACATGTTCTTCAGTTGGATCTCCCACGAGAAGCCAACCCATGTCGCCAAGAAAACTGTAAAGGGAAGAATGAAGGGGGGTGAGAACCTCAGTATTGTACGAAGAATAACAGGTGACAATTCTCGGTTTCCCCTTGGAAAAAACCAGAGCTGTACGACACCTATCAGAGAATGATTCTTCGTTCCAATTACCCCCAGATTTAACTGAGTGAAGGAGAGAAGCACTGCCATTAGGTATAAATGGACCAGGACGTGTATTCCAATTACGAGGAATATTTGATCTGAACGCTTTGCGGAACCTGTCCAGATGATCCTGATTCACTTCAACCGGCTGAGAAAGGAAACTTCGCCACTCGTCTACTTTCTTAGCGAATCTTGGCTCACAGTACTTACAAACAGACCTTTCTGCTTTCATACATGTCTTAACGCTTAATTCCTGTAATTCATTGAGTTTTTCCGGCATCATTTCTCTTACTGCCTTCCTTAACTCTCCACACTGAATTTCGTCGCGTATGAGATCACGATTAATCGGAACACACAGATCGATAGAAAGCTGCTCAGCAAGGCAAAGCGCCTGAGCACGAAGCTTCTCCGATCGCGTGCAACTTGACAGCTCAGCAAGGGGCTGAAACATGTTGGAAGAACTGTTTCTCGAGCCTCTTGTTGGACTTTCACCGTTGATCGCAGTGGTCTTTTCTTCTTTACGAGCAGCACGGGCCATCCTAGCACAATGACGTTTCTTTCGTTTGAATTCCTTAACGTAGCGGAATGGAGTCGCATGTCTTGTCTCTTTTTCGCTGAGCTCATACTTGTTGTCGTATGCCATAATTGGTGACCCTCCGA